GGGTCGAGCTGCTATGCTGAAAGCAAGACCGGGTTTGATTGATTAGTTAAAATCATTCAATACCCGGTCGAGCAGCAGCTAACAGCTCGACCGGGTATCCTTACCCCTGCAACTCTGATCGACTTTCGTGGATTAGAGCTTCCGACCACCTATACAGGTGAACGGGTGCAGCCTGGCTTGGTATTATCCAAGCCACCCACCTACGCACATACTTATGCGAAGGAAGGGGTACCAAGGTGCATGTCTCATCAGCAACGTCAACATGGCGCACAAAATATGCGTCAAGAAAGCTGTGTCTATGATTCTTAACTGTAACTCCAAGGCGTTTCAAATGCCAAAGAGCTAGAGTCCGAGAATCCGTGACTAGCTTCCTCCCTTGTTTTGGGACGAATCCCAAGAACATAGGATGTTGATACGAAGGTTTCTTTCGATCCTTCTCGTTGTGGGTTTTGATGAGCCCAACACTATAAGCAGAATGGGGATCAACCCATACCCCGCTAATAGTGCTTTCGTTCCAGGGAACTAGAGGGAGTTGCTCTTCATCGACTAAGTCGAGAAGGAAGCGCTCCAATTCCCCGTTCGGAATGGCTACCGACGCTAAACTATTTACTAAGTGTATAAGCTCGGGTTTACCCCGCATCTTATGCCTTATGTAAATAGGAGTAACGTTGACACCATCATACCAGTCAGTTCCACAGGACTCTCGAAAGGGTCCAGACGTGAAACTTTTCTGTTTATTGATGGAAAAGCCAAGGTAGTCGAACACTTCGGTCAGAAGGTCCACATATTCTGTCTTTATGATGATATCATCACCATAAACAGAAAAGTGGTCGCCTCTTGAACTAAGTGCTTTGACTAAAGCACCGAAGATGAGCGTTTCAATACAAAAGGTTGATCCGTTCCCCATTGAGGAGAACTTTTCAAACTTTATTTCTGTATTATCTGGCATTACCCCATAAGGGGAGCGAAAAATACATAGATAATGAAACCATTCATATGGTAACATTAGAGCTACGGTATTAAACGCAATAGTGTCAGACGCAGCAGAAAGATCTATAGTGGCATAATCGCCAGATACAGATCCTTCTTTTGCTAAACGCTGATTCTTCGACTGGTCACTGAGGTCGATACCGAGCTTCTTGCTCAGTCGCCTTTTACAGTACTCATCAAATGCAAGCTGGAAAGGAACATTCCAATCCGGCTCGCAAGCGATAGTTCTGTCAGTTTTCCAGTTCTTGGGAACCAGTGCAACTCGGTTGCTAGTCCTTACTTTGAACGTTGTTTTCTTGTAGCCAAAGTCGGCTGCAAGTCGTTCAATAAAAGGCTTAGCTCTAGGCGTGCAAGAGATATTCCGTATGTTCAACTTCTTGAACGGGAATGCCTCGCGCCTAGGCCGAGAAGCAGTAGCGCCACTAGTGAGTGTTAAGTAATCGGTAATATGATTACTAAACGCGCTTATATCGCCCAGAGTATAGCGTATGATACGCTGTGCTCGGTTGATAACATCTTTAACGTTCGGATTAAGTTCATCCGTGTCGTTATAAAATGTATCAAGACGGCGATTGGTTACCTTACAGATTGCCTCGGCCTCCATAAAGGAGGCCAGGGCAGCCTGTTCGGTTCCCTCAGACGTAAGTACTACATTCTTTTTAAAGAACGCGGAAACTTGGCGTCTGAAAGCACAAACGGAGGGATGCTTATATGTTCCCTCCTGCTCACTTAGCTGACTTAAAGCCTTGATGTTTCTAGATCTGATCCACCCAAGGATCTGATTTAGTTCATCTCGGCCAATTAGATCTTCATGATCTAAGGCAAAGCGGCGACATACGTCGTACGCAAATGTAGAGAGTTCTCTCATGAGAATTCCTCCTCAGTTAAAATGTTAACCCCTACTTGAGTATCCGGATGCCCTTACTTTCGTAAGGCCAGAGCGGATCCTCAGGCACTTCGATGACCTCATGGTCTTCGACTGCTTTCTCAATGATTTGAGAAAGCTGAGGGTAGGCGAACCACAGCAAAACTGTAATGACGATCGCGAGTGCGGGATAAGTAACGACACGGTTAACCGTGCGGTACATGACCCATATCTCACGAAAGTCATGGTTCTTCACGAGTAACTTCCGTAATTTAGAAAGCATAAAAGCCTCCTAAATTTAAGAGAGGTACTCAGAAGTATCTACAGTGTTGCCAAACTCATCACCTGCGATAATATCGCGGAAAGTGGCGAGAAGGTTCGTCATGTCGGTGGCGTCATAGCCAATCGGTCGTCTGACCGAAACCGTCATAGAACATTTCTGAGGCATTACATTGCCGTCAGCATCTTCGGTGGCATAGAGGACAGTGATATCATCCTCTATTACTACCTGGTTACCCGAAGGTACCTTCCTACGCTGCAGCACAAGATTCGGTTTTGACACCGTATGAGTGCTTAAAGAGTAGGTACGTGCGTTTTCCTTATCGGAAAACTCGGTGAGTACTGTGGTCATTGCGGCCATAGTATTTTCTCCTAGTTGAAGCTATCAATGGCGTAGTAGAAGTTTCTTGATCAGAGCAATCAGATCAATAACTTTTGCCACATCCAAATCTAGCTTTATCTGCGGGAATTTAGACACCGATGTAGGAACCCTATGTGTAGAAACGCAATGGCCGGACCCGGAAACATCAAAACTAACAGAAGTAACGTTAGAGCTGGTGATTTCAGAGCCGCCCACGTATGTGCGATTGACTTCAATTTTGATGCCATTCGCCGCATACACGTTTTGAGCATAGGCTAAAGTATGCATGGCTGTCAACCATTGACCTATGTCGATTATCCAATCAAGTATAAAGGAAAATCGAGTGAGTTCCCATGCTGTCAAAATGACAGACATAGTAACTCGCGGAGGTTCAATGTCAGCTACCACCGTGCCGCGTATGCTAGTAGTCCAAGTGTCGTACATATCAATATATTGTTTGTACCCACCTGATCCACTTGCATATATGACTCTACCAACGTATTCTGACCCATTCGGGCCAGCTTTACCACTGGTATGTCTAAAGCGTTCACGTCTCGAATCAGAATTAATCTTTTCGATAAGCTCGGCAATTTCTCTGATATCATAATAGAGAATTCGCCAGCCGTACCGATATTTTAGCCATAAATCAGCTAAGCTATCAGCACTCGAAAGAAGGTTAACTAATTTACCTCCAGCACTGAACCACAAGTCTTTAATCTTGTGGAGTTCTGCCGCAAATGTTAACCCATCAAACCCGGCTTCGTAAATCTTAGCCGCGGCTTTCTGGGTCATGTCTTGTGCTGCTTCCGTCCATTTGGAAGCATACACAGACGCACTTGCAGAAGGATACAGGTCGGAGTTTATTAGGAAGGGAATGTTGTCAAACCAACAGTGAGTTCCAGAAGCAAAAACCACGCTACTGGAAGCTCGCAAGGTTGTCTCCATTTCCATCTTTCTGAAATGAGTAATGGGAAGTAAACAGCCGTTACGAAGGTGACGATG